CACCGCCATCTGTCGCGACGGGCTGGCTACTGTCTGTGTCCGTCTCTGTCCCTTCTCTGGATTCGATACGCTCCTGTCTCCGTTTCTGGATTTTCCGTTTGGTGTCACCGACAGGGATGAGCTATCAATAAATCCGCGAAGGTGCTCGCGAACGAAATCAGACATCCGGACGAACATACAGGCATCCATCTGGCGAGAGAGGATACCGATATCTTCCATTCGCCGAACCCACTTTCGGATAGTTCGTTTTGTCAAGCCGACTTCCTCTTTGAGTTCGGTGATAGCATCACCGACCTTATCGGTGTCTCCCCTCACTTCTTCGAAGTGAGCTTCTTCTGCCCTTCGAGCTTGACCTTCGGCGGTATCGGCATCGCCGATAAGGCTAACAGGAAGATTGCTTTCTCCGAAAGCCTCTTCCTGAACCTCCTCCTTCGTCGCTTCGCTGTAATCAAGACTGCCCTGTTCGACATCTTCGATGTCGTTGTGTTCCGTCATGTCAGTTTCTCCGAAACTGCACCGTAGACCGAAGCCTTACCGTCACCAAAGGTGGTGGTCATCGGCATCGGTATCACTCTGTGATAACTCTCAAAGTCTTAGACTTTGAGTCTTTAAACCCTTGAAGGGTTTAGACCATCTGAACGGCGTCTTTCAGCTCGAAGCTGTCGTCATCAGAGTTCTCCTTAAGGAGGTCTTGAGCCGCTTTCTGCTGACCCTTGGTCAGGTCGTCGTAGCTCTTATCCACTGCACTGCTGTTGGCAGAGCTACCTCGGTGAGAAGCACAGAAGTCTTCGTCTTCCGACGAAGCACCGTAATCACAGCCCTCTTCTTTACAGACCCCGTAGTGAGCCTTAAAGTGCTTCGCTTCTCGCTCCGATTTGCTTAGGTCTTCAGGGTGAGGGACTTCCTCCTTATCCACTGCACTGCTGTTGGATGAGGAAGTGTCGTTTTCGTCGTCTTCGGTTCCCTCATCCACTGCACTGCTGTTGGAAGGGGAACCGTCACAGTGACCTTTGTGACCATCGACCTGAGCTTTGGACCCCTCGTAGTCACCACAAAGGGGACATCGAAACTTGCCTTCCTCCACTTCCACTGCACTGCTGTTGGATGAGGAAGACTGGTCGTCTTCATCTTCCCCCTCTTCCACTGCACTGCTGTTGGAAGGGGAAGTGTCGTCGTCAGCTTCGTCGTCAGTCCCCTCTTCCACTGCACTGCTGTTGGAAGGGGACTCGTCGTCGCTCTGCTTCGTCGCTTCGTCGTCACCCTCTTCCACTGCACTGCTGATGGAGAGGGTTAGGTTGAACTCTCCTTCGTTGCTATCTTCGATACTGACAACGTTACCAGTAACGTTGTCGAGGTGGTTGACTGCCGCTTCGACCTTCGCCGAGACTTCGAGTCGGTCTGACATCGCAGTTCCCAATCAAACCCGATACCCCATAAAGGTTTCGCCGACCTGACGAGAGGGGGGCAAGTGACATTCCGCGCACGAGTCTGGCGATTCTGACACCCTACCATGGTAACGCTTCAGAAGCCCGATTTAACGACAATATCTGCCGGTTAATCCCCGATTTTGCGTAGTGAAAATGTACAGAGAGTGGTGTGAGACATCTGAATTCCGGCAATACGGCGATATACCACCATTCTGAGGTGGGATTTTGGTTTAGACTGACCTAAAGTTACGGAATATACCGAGCAGACTGGCTGAACTGCCGATATAGACCGAAATGTCGCGCCAGCTTTTTTCTGAGAAAGTGGTGTAGAGTAACCCGAACCCTCCGATTTCGAGGGTGAGGGTACTGCTGGGCAACCCCCAGTATGAAGGATTTTTCAGGGGGGTGATTACCAGCAAAAGTTGCGGCTATCGACTTCATTTCACCGACTGAATTGGTGATGAATTGGCTGTTCAGCCTGTTTGAACGGTGAATTGGGCCGAATTGGGATGTCTGACATGAACTGAAGTGTGAATTTCAGGGAACTCTCTGAATTCAGGTGGCTGAAGGGTGTGACGTGCCATAATTCTGAAGGCATGGGTGAAGCCGGACGTGCCCCGATTTCTGTAGTGTGCGTTGAGTACACATGGATTACCCCTATGGATATAGTGAATCTGGCAGTAGAGATGGGTGAGAAGGGGGAAATCAGGGGGTTGTTACATCAGACCGTGAGTGCGCGCGCTACTTTAGTAACCCCAGCCGCGTTGCAGAACCGTCTCAGGTAGATTTTCGCGGAAATCGGGGTGGGGGCATCGCTCTGCACACGATTGAATGAGAAAATTCTGATTTTTTGCCCCACTTTTAAGCCATCTCAGATGTAACGAAGCACCATGGATACGAGACTCCAAGAAAAGTTAGAAAAAGCCGGCGATGAACTGCGCGCGAGACATGACGATGCGATAATTGCCGATGTAATCGGTGAAGTCGAGTCGATGGAGGGGGAAAACACCGAAATTACAGCCGATTTACTCCGAAAAATGGTCGGATTTGACGAAACCGAGTGAATCGACACCCCGTGTATATAAACCCTTTACCTTTCATAGTAGTGAGGAGCTTGGCCTGATAGCAGGGTCGAGCATTGGCTGTTGTATGGAATACTTCAGCGGTTGAAGGGAAGTTTAGATTCCATATAGGAACTACACCCCACCGACCTTATCGGTGTACTAATAGAGAGTTCAAAAAGGATTCATCATGGCATTTGGAGAAGTAACAGGCGCAGATGAATCTGAACTTGAAGAGATTGAATCGGAATTTTACGATTCTCCGTTGTTCAATAACCATGGTATTCCATTTGAGGTTGCGTATTGCCTGAATGAAATAGGCAAACAGCCAGAGGATTACGATGGACCGACTCGCTTCTGTAAGCGTCGGGCTGTCAAAAAGGACGATTACGACGGTGATGAATTCGATAAGGCGGCTTATGGTAACTTCTGTCCATTCCACGGTGGAGTGGGGGAAACTGGAGATGCCAGCCGTCTTGACAACCCGCTGACATCGGCTATTACACACGGTGCATACGCCCAAGACGAACATCTAATTATGGATTTCAACGAACAGGAGCAGGAGCTTTACGACTCCATCATGAACGACTGGCCTGAGATTTACGATTGGCCTGACCGTTCGGAAGACCCGGCGCGTTATCGAATTCTCCGACGTGTCGCTGTAAATGAAGTCCGTGCGATACGTGAAGAGTCGTATATTGACGACCACGAAGTTCATCAGGAGCCTGTCTTTGATGAACAGGGCGTCGAGGTCGGTCACAAGGAAGTGGAGAATCCGCTGTCCCGTGAATACAGGCTTTTGATGTCTGAGGTTACAAACCAGATGCGCGAACTGGGTCTGACGCCCAAGGAGCGACAGAAGATGGACACACTGGAGTCTCAGGCAGATAAGGACGACGCGCTGACTGAAGTTGCGAGCGATGCGCTTGGCGGTGACGAGGATTACGACCCTCAACAGTTCAATGAATGAACAGATAGTCACTGAGTCGTTTTCGAGAGGATATGAACTCGTCTATGGTGTCGATGTTCTAACTCTCGATGATGAAGAGGCGATTATGGACTTCGAGATGTTCAATTCTCTCGAAGCTCAATTTGGAGAGCCGCTTGTCGGTTATGTAGACGGTCTTCACTATCATTTCAAGCCTGAACGCTCAATTCCGCCTTCGACGCTTGCAGTTCCGAAGCTTAACCACGAAAATCCTGAAACACTACTAATTCAACGATGAACGACCAGCACGAAGACATTGACCGCGAGTTTGAAGTCACTGATGACGGCAAGCTTCGGGCAATTGACGATGAACCGGCTGATTTTGAGGAGGATTTGACCTTCGATGAGTAAACTCAGTCCTAAATTTGTACTTGGACTTCAAGCCGGAATGATGCTGGCGAGTTCGGAGCCTTGCGAAAGCGAGAATTGTCCACGGAAGTAGTGATTTTCCATGGACCACCCCGATAAGCCGGGCACGTTTTCGGTAGCACTGGCTGGGGTGGTTGCAGAAAAGCCTGAAGAAGTCATTTCTATTGTTCTAAAAGATGGAGATGGCGACCCTGCTGGTGTTTTAGAGAAATGGAACGGTGATTGCTGGTTTTACGCGCCAGTCGAAGACCTTGTAGAACTTAACTAATGGAAGAAGAACTGGCTAATACCATCGCGGAGCAAGACGGTTGTCTTGACGACGCCGACGCGCTTCACGACCGATGGGACGGACGGCCAGATTTTTTCATTGAAGACGTGTTTCGGGTGCGTGACCTGAACACGAAGACGATTGAAGACCTCGAACTGACTAACTATCAACGTCAATTCATCCACGCGCTCTGGTATGGGGATGAATCGACTATTTCGGTGTTGAAGGGACGCCGGACTGGGTATTCGTTCGTTGCCTGTCTGACTATTTTGTCGTACTGCCTGTTGAATCCGCACAGTTTTGTTGCGATTACAGGGCCGTCGAAGTCTCAGGCAAAGGACCGAATTGACGACATTTACGACCTACTAAAATGGTCGAAGCTGAATCTTACCCGAGACGGTTGCCCGACTGACAACACCGACGAAATCGAACTGCCGAACGGTGCGAGGATGATGGCTTTTGCGGGGAACCCCGACACTTCACGCGGTGCTGACTCGGCTGACATTCTTTTCATTGACGAGATGGCGTTTTTGGAAGATGAAGAGGAGTCGATGAACGCTTTCGGCCCGTTTACAGCGTTGGGTGATGCCAGTACGATTCAGATTTCAACTCCGAACACCTCTAACGACCTTTTCATGAGGGAGATGGAGAAAGGGTCGCCAACTGGCGAAAACGGTATTATTTCAATTGAACAGCCGTCCTTCAAGGATGCTGAGTCGATTGATGTTAGCCGTTCTCTGCTTGAGCAAGGCGTCGAGCCTGCAAATCCGTATCAAAATATGGAAGAGGCCGAAAAGGCGCGGCAACGTGACCCTGAAGGCTTCAAGCAGGAGTATCTTTGTAAGACAGTTTCCGACCGTTATCGCTTTTTCACGGAAGAAGGAATCGAGCGGGCTATTCAGCGCGGTGAACAGGATGGTCACGTTCACCATCCGGCCACGCACGCGCGACTTGGCGGGAAGATGGTCATGGGCGTGGACATCGCCGCAGGTGGAAAGGACGATACGGCGATTTCCGTTTTTGAACACTATGGTCAAGAGCGATTACTTCGCTTCCATACGGTTCTTGACGAAGAAGACCTCGATAAGGCCGGCATAGGCGGGAAGCCGAAGAATCCGTCTGACATGGCGGCCTACATCGACTTCCTCGCCGACAACATGGGCGTTGATAAGGTCTATCTCGACAAGACCGGCGTTGGTGAAGGTTTCAACAACGAAGTCAACAAAGTTCTCGGTCGTCGGGCTGAAGGCTTCGACTTCGACAACAAGGAGAAAATCGCGGAGATGATGGGCGATTTCAATTACGCCCTTCACAACGATTTGATTACACTTGTTGCTGGCGACGACGACCTTATCGAGGCTCAACTGAAGGCTATCGTCAAAGAGAAGAACCACCGAACGTCGAAGCCGAAGTTCTCGGGTAAGGAAAATGCCCCGAACGGTAAAGACGACCTCGCAATGGCGTTAGCACTTGGGGCTTACCCCCCGAATTTCGATGCAGACCGAAATACGACGCCTGTTCAGCGAGATAACGTCTCTGGCTATGAAGATGAAGAGCCAGAAACGACTGAAGGTTCTCGTAGTGGTGGTTTTGAAGCAATGGTTGGGACGAACGGTGAATCTCGTTCTGAAGAGAGCGGTGAAGAACACGTAGCGATAGGCATACAACCAGATACCGGCCCTAACAGGCGATATAACAGACGACATTCACGATAATGGCTGATACTGAACAAAACTTTGTATCTCCCGAGGTTCCCGAAGGGGAAAATGCAGATTTCTATGCAGATTCTCAGAAGGGAGTTATTCGCAGTGAAACGGGAGGTTCGAGTTCTGTTGGTGGCGACCGAGCCGCACAAGCTCCTGAAGCCACAATTGACGAACATCGTGACATAGCCTATACAGACCCACACGTCAAAGAAGGTCTGCTAACGCTTATCGACTGGATTGTCGGTGATGGATTTAACCTTGCACCGCGTTCTTACGAGTCTGCGATGGAGTCGGGGATTGCGACGGACGGAAATGCGGCAGGAGACGCCACTGACGCCGCCCAGCCAGATTCAGACATAACCGAGGGCGATGGTTCCTCTGAAAGTAATGAGACGACTGTGCAACGTCTCAGCCGTCTTCTGGAAACGTCTTCGTTTTGGAACGTTTTCGTAGATTGGGTCAAATATGCGGCAATCGACGGCCATGCGTTTATGGAGTTGGTTGTCGAGGAAGGTCAATTTAAACCCAAACTGCTTCCGACGAAGATGATGGAGCGGAAGGAAGACAAGTTCGGAAATCTTCAATTTTACAAGCTTCGAACGCCAGAGGGTAGTAATTCTGGCGGAAGTGGTGGTACTGGTTCTAATGGAATCAAGTATGAACCACACGAAGTTGCTGAACTAACTTTCATGAAGCACCCGACCGACGATTTCGGTCGGTCGTTGATTGAACCGATTGCGGAGCAAGCAGATATGCTCCGTGATATGGAAATCGACTACGCCCGGTTCATCGCCACGAAGGCGTATCCTCCTATTCTCTGGAAACTCGGCGATGAAGACCACAATTGGACTGAAGACCAAGTTCAGGCGTGGATGGACAACGTTCAGTCGATTGAACCTGACACGATGCTGGCGGCTCCACACGACGTTGAGACAGACGTTGTGGGAACGACCTCGACCTCCTCGACGGCGGGGGCAATGCGTCTCGAAGAAACGTTCCGACACTTCGAGAACCGCGTTGTGACCGGCCTTGGTGTCCCTCGTGTTCTGATGAACATGGACATCGGTGGGCAGGGCGAGACGACCGCGACGATGCCTTCGTTCAAGCGTCGTGTTGACCGACTTCAAAACCGAGTAAAATCGGCAGTGGAGTCGCAAATCATCATGTCTTTGCTGACGGAGAGTGCGGGTCTGGATACTGACCCCGGAGCAAACGTTCCTGAGTTCCAGTTCGGAGAACATAGTTCAGCCGAAAAGCGGCTTAAACTGGATAAGCTCATCAATCTTTTCAATAATGGTCTTCTGACGCCTGAAGCGTTTGCTGAACGTGCTGGAATAGACCCCGAAGAAGTTCCAAAGTTTTGGAACAAAGGAGAACATCTGGATAACCTACGTATGCTTGCCCAGTTGGGCGATAACATCCAGAATCCTGAAGGTGGTAGTCCCACTGATACAGAAGGTGGGGCTGAATCGGCTGGTGGCGAAGTAACTTCTCGCGAAGACGGCACTACCGATTCAAGCAATGGCCGAAATAAGAAATCGGTCACTGAAGATGAAGACTGATTAGTTATTTTATGGACAATCACGAAAACAAGCAACTGAATGATATTCATGAGGAGGTTCAAGGTTCTCACGCACAGTTAGGGGCAATTGACGAACGTACTCGGAATATCCAAAGTAGCATCAATTCTATTTCTGAGGAAGTAGATAAGAACCGAAAAGAGATTGACGCTCTTCAAGATAAAGTCAAGCGAAATACTACAATTATCAATGCGGTAACTGTAGGACTTGGGAGTGTCGTCATTTGGATTTCCGACAAATTAACTCGAATTAACCCATTCTAATGGACGATACAAAACTTAACATAGAAAAAGAGCTGACTTTCAGTGCTTCTACCCCGGAAGGGGACATCGACTTCAGCCATTCGGAATTTAAAGACCGGGTTGGTGAGGGCTTCAGCGAACATGGAGTCCGAGAGAATTACGACGATGACGGCGACCTCGAAAGTGTAGATGTAATCTACGAAGCGATGGAACCGGGACCACCGGAACGTCGTAACGGCGTTCGAATCACTAAGCAGTTCCTCGATAAGGTGGCGGGGAAGGATTACAGTCCAAATCCGCCGCATCTGAAAGACCATAACGACAAGGACACGTTTGCGCGAATCGGTGAAGTGCGAGACGTGTGGTTTTCTGATAGGCTGGATAAACTCATGCTGATGACTCGGACTCCGAACATCGAAGGGTCCAGCAATCATCAGGAAGCAGTAGCACGTTACACTCACGACCCGCCTGCAATCCGTGACGGGTCGCTTGGGTTCGGTCAACAGTACGAAGCAGTTCGAAATTCTGATGGAGAGCCTGAAATGCGTGATGGCAAATTCCGTGAGTTTTCGACTGTGAACTTCCCCGGTGGCTATGATGAAGGCGGCGTC